CTAAAAGGCCTTGATGTCCCACCCGTGATGGCGGCAGACGCGGGCGGCGTCCTTGCGGAAATCCTCGCCATGCTCGATGTCCGGCCGCCCGCCGCTGCGGAAACGGTGGAGGTGGATCATCTCGTGCGCGAGCGTGACGAGCAGCGTCTGCGTGTGTCCGACGATCCTGTCCGAGATGAAGATCCCCGGCGGGTCGCCGCTCTCGAACGCGCCATAGCAGTCCGCGCTGCGCGTGACGTGGAAGGCGACCGCGTCGGCATGCGGCAGACGCCACGCCCTGAAGGGCGGCGTCGTGCGCAGGAATTCGTAGGCCGCCTCGAGGATCTCCGGCGTCAGCGACAGGCTCATCGCCGCCTCAATGCACGAGCGAGCGCAGCGACGCGGCGAGCGCAATCAGCGCGGTGACGATGCTGCCCAGCACGAACAGCATGCGCACCGCGCCGCGCCCGGCTGCGAAGGCTTCCGTCAGCGCGTCCACTTTCGTCTCCAGCCGCGCGATGCGCGCCAGGATCTCCTCCTGGATCATGGGCTCAGCCATGGCGGGCCTCGCATTGCGCGGCGAGCCACGCAGCCAGGTCGTGCCGGCGTTTGGCTTCGTCGGCGCCCCAGCCGAGCAGCGCATCCGACCACGCGGCCCAGCCCTCGCCGGCGGCGAAGACGGGCGGCGCGAGATCGTCGGTCAGCGGTGCGGGCGGTTCAGGGCAGGCGAGCTGCGCCTGCAGCCGGTCCAAACCCGGTGAGCTTGGCAAGGGCGCTGTTGCGCAGCTCGCGATCGGCAGCAGAGGGAGCACAATGGCCATCCTGCGAAGCAACGACATGGGGTTCTTCCTCCTTCAATGAATTGACGACACCGTCCCTGCTCGCCTGCCACGCCGAGAGCGCGCGGTCGGCATCGGCGCGCGCCGCGTTGGCCGCGGCGAGCGTGGCCGACAGCGCCGCCGCCCTTCTGTCGTCGCTGGTGATGCGCTGTTCGAGGCCCGGCACTTCCGCCGCTTCCGCGGCCAGCGCGCGGACGTGGAGATAGAACGCGCCCGCGGCCGCGAGGACCGCGAGCGCGCCGCCGAGCTTGAGCCAGGTCGTGAGATCGGTGGGCCACATCAGCGTTGCCCTTTCTGCTTGACGAGACGCCCCGCGACGCCCAGCACAAGCAGCGCGATCGCGACGCCGTCCGGCAGCCAGCGCGGCAGCGCGTGCCGCAGTTCGTCCGGCACGCTGTCCCAGGCGCCGAGCACGACGGCGGACGCCGCCATGCTCTGCACCGAGAACCAGCGCCAGGCCGTTTTCCATTCCGCGACGAGCGTCATTGCGCGAGCGCCTTGACGAGGATGCCCGCGACGAACGCCGCGAGCGCGACATAGCCCCAGTACTTCTCGCCCCAGCCGAGCTCGGTCGCGAGCGCGGCGGCGAGCTTGGCGCGCACTTCGGCGAGCTCCGTCCGCACAGAGGCGTCCAGGGCAATGATGCGGTCTTCGATGGTCATGAGTCGTGATCCTCCACTTGCAACTGGGCACCACCGTCAGTGATGGCGCCGACGAGAACGGGATAGACGCGGCGGTACGCCGCTTCGGATGCGCTTGCCTGCCAGTGGCCGTCGGACGCGGCACCGGGCGCGATCATCGCGCTCGCCGGTGCAATGCAGCCGAGGAGCTCTTCGATCGTGTTGGCGACGTGGAATTCGATGAAGTCGCGGCCAGGCACATCGGCGATCTGGACGATGCCCCGGTGAAAGGCGCCGAAGCGGACGCGGTAGCGCGCATCGAGCGCGCCCTCATGGCGCAGCACAAGCGGATAGGTGCCCGGCGGAATCCGCGGATGCGTCGCGTTGCGCGGCCCACGCTCCAGGCACGGACACAGCAAGGTGCCGTCCGTGTCCAGCCACTCACCGGACGTGGAACAGCAATCGCTCGCGCGCCGCGCGAGCGTGAAGGTCGGCATGGAATGCTCCGTTGGAATTCTGGGCGATACGCGCCGCGGCAAAGCAATCGATCAAACGATCGCTTTGGACGCCGGCCTAGCGGTCGCTCTATTTTGTGAGAAGAACGTGCCGGCCGTAGAGCGAGACGACCTCGGGCAATCCTTTGCGCACAATCCCTATCGTGTCGCCGCCGTCCCGGTCGCAGGTTTGGTGGCAGGGGAAATCGATCTCGTCGTCATAGACGTTGAACGGAAGCATCCGAACGGGACCGTAGAAGCCCAAATATTGCCCTTTGCAGGTGAACAGGAGCACGCGGCGATCGCTACCCGGCTTGCCGTAGCCGTTCGGGGCGCGCTCATAATTGATGACCCTGAAGCATTCTCCGGCCGGCCTGGCGTCGCCGGCCCACCACAGCAGGGTCTTGCCATCGAGGCGCCCGGTGAATCCGCCTTGTCCGAGAAACCGCGCGACGTCGCCGTAGCTCCACGCATCGCCGGGCGGATGAAATCCCGCCGGATCGAGTTGCGGCTGGTCACCGCCGATATAACTGCCCGGGCTGCGTCCGCTGGCATCGAGCGCAATCGGGCTGTCCGGCCCGTGCGGGAACACGACGGTCGTGCCTTCGAGGTGCGGCACGCCGGAATCGCCGGCGACACCGTAGTCTCCGAGGTAGCCGCCCGCGCACGAAAAGAGAAGAACGCGATAGGCGGCATGCAGCGCGTCGCCATGAGACTCTTCGCTGGTTTCCTCCCAGACGAAATAGACCACGCGATAACATGACCGTCCCACTTTGGCTGTGCCGAGCGGAGTGAGCGTGATGTCGGGGGCGAACCCGGGACCAAAACCGGCAACGGACATGGCATGAAGCATGTCGATGTCGGTCGCACGGCCCGTGGCGGACGCCGGACCCGGCGCAAGCCACGCGATTGCCGCAAGCACCAACGCGATTGCGCCGCGGCCGGGACGCTTTGAAAATCCGATCACGGACCGTTCCCCATCATCCGATGATAATTGTTCAGGATATTGTTCGCATAATCCTGGGAGAACATATTGCCGTCCGGCTGGGCGTCGGTCCGCGCGTTGTATTCGCGCAGCGCCTCATAGTCGCCTGGATAGAAGACGTGACCCTTCAGCAGGAGGGTGTGCTGCAGCCATTTCAGAGCCGCGTCCGCACTCGCCTGCGGCGTCATCTTCTGTCCCTTGACCAGACCTGCCGCGGTCGCCTTGGCGTTGTTCCAATCGCCAGGATTGTTCGCCGTGAAGGGGTCCGTGCGAAACGCCTTCGGCGCGCCGCCGGGCTCCTGCATGGCCCACGCCTTCATCAATTCGGGTGACACATAGCCCGGATCGTTCGGCGCGCGGCTGTTCTGGACATCGTAGTTGTAGGCGGCATCCTGAAAGGCAACGTCATTTGCGCCGCGCCAAGCGGAACGCCCGCTCTCGGGATACCCGGGAACTGCCCCGATCGACGGACGAATCGCCGGCGGCACCACGACGGGAGTCGGCGTGAAGTCCGGTGTCGTGCCGGGCTTCGGAAGCGGTATCGGCGGAAAGACGCGCCCCGCGTTACTCTCCCAGCCCGGAATGCGCCAAGGCTCGCCGCCGCCCGGTGCACTTGCTGCCGACATGTTGGATCCACCTGTCATGCCCGGATTCATAGAAGACGACATCGGCGTTTGTTTGTTCGGATTGTCCTGATTTGTCGCGCGCGACGCCTGATAGCGCGCCAGCGTGTTCGCGACGACCTCCGGCTTCGTCCCGGCCGGAAAGACATGCAGCGAGCCGTCGTTCGCCTGCGCCGTGATGTTCGGATCGGTCCCCGCGCTCATGGCTGCAGGTTTCCCTGGCTGTCGTAACTGTAGATTTGGGACGCATCGTCCTGCTGCTGCGGGACATTGGCGGGAACGACGCCGCGCCGCGCCTGCGCCTGGCGGGCGCGCAGCGCCGGATCGGCAGGCCCGCCGGGAATCGGCCGGACGCCCTGCCCGTCCGGCGTTCGCATGAACCCGCGCGGGACGGGCGGGCCGGCCTGGTAGGCTGGCGTCACGGCCTGCGAGACCGGATTGATCGCGACCATCGTGCCGTTGCCGACATTGGCGAACCGCGTATCGAGCGCGCTCGTATCCGCGCCGGACGCGAGCGCCGCGGCGCGCGCTTTCTGGATCGCGGCCGGATCGCCCGACTGCATGGCCTGGGCAAGCGCCGCGCGCGCCTGGGCCTGGTTCGCCATGAGGCCGCGATTGAGGAATTGGGACAGCGCCGCGCCGCCGCTCGGCCGCCCGCTCACAGTCGCGCCCGCATCCTGCAACGCGGCGCCGATGAGCCCGAGTCCGTTGTAGCCGTAGTTCGGCGCCGGAGCGCCCGCTCCGGACCGGGTGCCGCCCTGCTGCGGCGCCGCGGAAAGCCAGTCGAAGAATCCGTTCATGATTGCACCTCAGAGAAAGTAGGAGCCGGTTTGCGCCGCCGTGCCGAGCAGGCCGAGAATTCCGCCGAGCGGGCTCTGGCTCGTTTTCTGCGTCGTCGTCTGCTCGAGCGGGATCAGCCCCAGCGCCGCGTTGCGGATCTGCTGTTGCTGCAGCGGATAATTCCACTGGTTCAGATATTGCTGGTAGTTGGCCTGATCGAGCGCCTGCTGCTGTTGCTGCTGGGTCTGGCCTGCGCCCGCGAGCGCGTTCGCGCCCGCCAGCGCCTGGTTGAGCTGCGAGTTCGACAGCCCGCCGAGCACGTTCGCCGCGTTGAGGTCGAGGCCTTGCGCGTTCAACCCCGCGTTCAGATTGGCGAGCTGCGCCGACAGCGCGTTGCTCGCATTCGCCTGCGAGGCGCTGAGCCCGTAACCGGCATTGGCCTGCGACGCCGCGAGCCCGGCGCTCTGGTTCGCCTGCGCCGCCTGGAGCTGGCGGGCGATGTCCGCTGTCGCCGCGGTCTGCGCCTGCGAGAAGTTCTGCGCATTCAGGTTGGCGAGCGTGTTCGCCGTGTCCTGGTCGTAATACTGGTTGGTCAGCGCGTTGGCGACGCCCGATCGCGCGCCGCCGAAGGCGTTCTCCGCCGTCGCCTGCTGGTTCGTCGAATTCTGCGCCATGCCGCGCGCCTGGGCGAGCTGCGCCAGCGTCGCGTTGGTCACGTCGCTCGTGTACGGATTCATGTAAGGCGAGAGATCGGTGCTCGAAAGCTGGCCCGCGCTCACCTGGGGCGCGCTCACCTGCGAGGTCGAGACGGGCGTCGCCTGCGCGCTTTGCGGCGTGTAGCCGAGCACGCCCTGCGCGCCCGCGATCGCACCATTCAGAGCGGCGCCGCCGACATTGCCCGTCGCGATGTTGCCGAGAAGGCCTTGCGCCTGCGTCTGCGCTTGCGTGAACGGCGCGACCAGCTCGCCCGTATAGGCCTGGTAGGGCCGGTTCGCGACGCCCTGCGCCGTGTTGTAGTTCTGCTGGTAGAGCGCCATTTCCTGCGGATTGATCGTATTCGTCGAAGTGGTCTTGCTGCCGCCGCTCATTGCTCGAGATCCTTCACCATCACGAGCCAGCCGAAGCGATAGCCTCGGCGCTCGCACACGCGCTCCCATCCCTTGCGCCCCGTTCCCATGATCAGGTCGCAGCCATGGGCGCGCGCGAAAGCGCACATGGCGGGCTCCATGTCGTCGATCAGCTCCGCGAGATCGCCGCCGCCATGCACGACGGTCAGCACCTTCTTCTGCGCGTACTGCCCGATCTCCGTGATCGCCGCCGCGCGCCCGCCGGGCCAGAACTGGTATTTGCCTTCGGCGACGAGGCGCTCGACGTCTTCGATCGTCTCGAAGCCCGGCGAGCGCGCGAGCGCCGCCTCAATGAAGGGCCTGCACCGCGCCCATTCCCGCGCGGCGGGTGTTTCGTTGGTCATGAGGTCCTCGATGGAAAGGGAGTGATGCACCAGCGCTTCCCCCTTCCGTCACTCGCACCGCTCGTGACACCTCCCCCGCAAGTGCGGGGGAGGACGCGCGCCTCCATCGTCCTCCCCCGCTTGCGGGGGAGGTGGCGCGGAGCGTAGCGACGCGACGGAAGGGGGAAGTGCTACCTCGCTTAAATCGCCACCGCCGACAGCGTGCCGCTGTTGCTCACCGTCACGCTCCACCGCGTTCCGTTGGGCGCCGTCAGCACCAGCCGCCGCTTCATCCCGATGTCCACGTCCTGCGTCTTCTTCATGTTCGCAATGTCTTCGCGCTCGAGCGCGGCGCGGGCCTGGGCTTCGTTGCCGGCGTCGTAGCTCTTGGCGGGCGCGGGAAGGACGAGGCTCATCGCTCGCCGCCCGCGATCACGTCGAGCCGCGGCACGCCGATCCGCCAGTCGGCGAGCGCGGCGCCGTCGAAGCGCAGATTCACCTGCCGGCCCTCGAAGCGCACGTCGGTGCGCTCCGACAGCGTATAGGGCCCGAACGCCGTATCCGTGTCGTCGGGCTCGAAGCGCACGATGAAGGTCGCCGTCACATCGCCGACCGTCTTGTCGTCCGGGATCAGCCATTGCGCGCTCACCACGTCGTCGCCATTGCCGAGCTCGAACGGGCCGCCCTCGAGGAACGGCATCGCGCCGCCATAGTCGAAGCCGACCTCGTGGTCGTAGACGTTCCCTAACGCGTCGCAGAGCAGCGGATAGGCGAAGGACCCGCGATCGACGCCGCAAAGCCGCGACAGCGAGCCGATGTTCCAGTGGTTCTCGCGGTAGTTCCACAGGACGTAGGAATCGTTCTCCGTCGCCTGCGCGCTCGGATAGTACCAGACGACCTCGCCGAAGGCGGAGTTCACCACGCACGTCACCTTGGAGATCTGCTGCGCGTTCAGGTTCGTGAATACCGCGTCGGACACGTCGCAGGGCAGCGCATCGACATAGCCGTCATGGATCCAGAAGCCGCTCCGCCCCATCCACACCGTGCGCGCGTCGATGACGGCCGCGCAGTTCTGCGAGATCGCGCCGCAGCTGTCGGCGAGCTTGGTGAAGCCGTAGACGAACTGGTCGGCCGTGTAGGTCGCCAGATGCACGTCGAGATCGGTCCAGAGCAGCGTGCCGCCGCGGATGCGCCGCCCCAGCATCAGCCGTCCGTTCGTCTGCAGATTGAAGTCGCCGGCCTGGTTGGTCGCCGACGCCGTCCAGTCCGTGTTGTCCTCCTGGTCGCTCCACGCCACCGCCCGCGGATTGCCGTTCGCGCCGAGCGCCATGAGGATGCGCTGCTCCGTCACCACCACCGCGCGCGCGGTCGGCGCATTGGCGACCGGTACCGCGACGACCGAGGTGTTGAGCGACCATTGATAGATCTTCCCGTCATCGGCCATGCAGCCGATGAGATACTGGCCCCAGGTGTCGAGCGACCACACGCTCGCATCCTGGATCAGCGAGGTGTCCGGCCGCGGCGTGCCGTAGCTGTCGGAGCCGAAATCGTCCGCGCCGTAGCCGCCGCCCGCGACCGCATCGGCGCGGCCCGCGGCAAAGGCAGTCGGCGTGACGTCGAAGAGCGTGCCGGTGCGCGACATCATGAAGAGATGCGAATGCGTGCCGATGCCGGCCCAGGTCAGCGCGCTGTTGTCTGTCCAGGAGATGATGGCGCGCGCGGCGCCCGTCAGCGTCGACGTCGAATGCGTGCGCCAGCCGCCGAACGGCCGGATCGAGCCCTCGTAGAAGCGCACCAGGTTGGCGGCGTAGTAGCGCCCCTTCGACTGATACGCCGTGCCGTTGCGATAAAGGCCGGGCGGAAGCTGGATCGGAATGCGCATGCCTCAGCCCCACACGAACTGGATTTCGCCGTTGGCGCCCGTGCCGAACGTGGTCTTGCCGCCGCCGCCACCGCCGCCGACCGGATTGCCGTTCGAGGCGGGCGTCGATCCGTTGTCGCCTGAGCCGCCGCTGCCGCCGAGCGAAGACGTCGCCGCGTTGCCGCCATTGCCGCCGGCGCCGGAACTGCCGCTGCCGGCCGTGCTCCCGTTGCCGTTCTGGAAATTGCCGCCCGATGCGAGTCCGCCCGCGCCGCCCGCGCTGCTGTTCGTGGCCGCGCTTTGTCCCGAGCCGGCGGAGACCGAGAATGCCGTTCCGTGGAGCGTGCCAGACGCGGTCGTGGCGCCGCCATTGCCCGGCGGATCGACGGAATAGCTCAGCACGGCGCCCCAATCGGCCGGGGTGATGGTGAACGCCGATTCCACATAAGCGCCGCCGCCTCCACCGCCGCCGCGGTTGCCGCTCCCCTTCGCGACGCCGTTGCCGCCCGAGCCATAGGCGAAGATGACGAGCGAGCTCGCGCCCGCCGGGACCGTCTCCGTGCCGCTGCCGCTCGTGAAGGTGTCGGTGTGTCCCGCGAATGCGGAATAGAACTGTTTCCACACGCCGCCGGCATTCACCCAGCCCTGCTGGACCTGCTTCCAGGTACCGGAGACGTTCGCCCATATCTGCCGCACGGGAGTCCACGTCCCGCCGGCATTGACCGCCGCTTCCATCTTGCGTGCCTCAATAGATCAGGAAGATGTCGCCGCTGGCGCCGCCCGAAGGCGCGCCGCCGCTCTGGATGGTGACGTTGCGCGTCGCCATGCTGCCGATGCCGGAAATGTCCGAGGACGAAAGCGACACCGCGCCGGTGCGCCCGGCCACGCTCGTGACATTGGCGCTGAGGCTGCCGCCGCCGCCGCTGAGCCCCGAGCCGACGTTGAGAAAGGCGCAAGCCCCCGCCGCCGACACCGTGACGAAGCTCGACGGGCCGTAGCCGGAATTCTGGATCGTGCCGCTGCCGCTCACGAAGGAGGCGAAATTCCCGGCCGCCGCCGACGACACGCCGGCCACCACCGCAGCACTGTCGCTTGCGATCGAGAGCGCGGCGCTTCCGAGACCGGAAATGTCGGAATGCGACAGCGTCACCGCGCCCGTGCGGCCGGCGACGCTCGCCACATTGGCCGAGAGAACGCCGCCGCCCGAGAACGAGAGTCCGGCGCCGAACGCGCCGTTCGCGAGCGCCGCACCGGTGCCCGTGTAGTACGGAAACGTGTTGATCGTCGCCGACAGCGCGCTGAGGCTTGTCAGGACGCCCGCCTTCGGCTGCATGCCGAACACCGTCGTGTCGATCGCATCGAGATCGGCGTTGAGCTTCGTCCCCCAGCTGTCGGCGGAGGCGCCGACCTGCGGCTTGGTCCAGTTGTAGTTGGTGGTGAAGGTGTCGGCCATGCGTGCGTCCTTGCTGTGCGTGTGTCAGACAACCATGCCGGTCTGCGGCGCGAGATTGGCGGCCAGCGTCTCCACCACGTCCGCCGTCTGGATGTCGGTCAGGACCTGGTCGAAGGCCTGCGCCCACATCGCCACGCGTTCGTCATGCTTGAGCCAGGGCGCCGACTGGAGCAGCGCGCCGTAGAGATAGGCGTCGGGGTGATGGGCCAGCACCCAGTTGGACGGATTGCCGTCCGAAAGCGCCGGGATGCGCTGCCTATATATAAGTGTCGCCGTGTAGGGCTGGTCGGGAACCCGGAACAGCTGGAACTGGCTGCCAGTGACGGTGTACGCGAAGGGCCGCCCGGTCGTGGCGCCCGGCGCGCGCCGGTCCCAGAGCTGGGCGATCCCGTCCGGCGTCTTGAACACGAGCTCGCGCGCCGGATCCGTCTGCAGCCTGAGCGAGATCGCGCCCGCGAAATCCGCCGGCACGTCCACGAGCTCCGCGTCGAGCATGAACGCCGCATTGACCGCGGTCTTGAGCCGCGCCGTCAGCCGCCGGTTCATCTGTGCTTCCGTGAGCTGGATGAAGGTCGGAATCCGCGCGACGACATCGCTGCGATTCCACAACCAGCTCTGCAGCTCCGTCTGAAGCGAGGGGTAGTCGGTGATCATGGGTGGGTCTCGATGTTTGAGTTTGCGTCGGCCCTCTCCGCCTCGCTGAGCTCGGCACCTCTCCCATCGCGCTACGCGCGACGGGCGAGGGAAGGACTGTGCGTTTCCCTCGCCCGTCCGCGAAGCGGATGGGAGAGGTGTCATCGCGCGTACTTCACGCGCGATGACGGAGAGGGCAGGACGCCGCACCGCCTATGAGAACTCTCTACAGCCGCCCCGGCGCCGTCCTCAGCCACGCATAGTCCGACGAGTTCAGCTTCTGCTTCAGCTTGTCGGCACAGGCGGGATCGAACGCGTACCAGCCCTCCTCGTTGAGCCATTTGAGCACGAGGATCAACGGGATCGAGGCCGCGCGCCGCATCTCGCGCGACGGCGTGTAGCCGTCGTTCTGCGTCGCCGCCTGCTTGTTGCGCTCCAGGATCGCGTCCGCATCCTGCAGCGACACGACCTCGTAGTCGTCGCCGCCGATCGGACGCCAGTAGTGCCGGACCCCGGCCGACGAGGTGAACAGCGGCCGCATCAGAGCACCTCGGCGAAGCCTCGAAGCTCGAGCGCGCGCGCGATCGCCGCGGGCAGCGCGATCACCGCGCCTTTCGCATGCCGGGTGAATTGCTGCGTGAGCGGATCGAACTCGCCGGTGAACACCTTGCCGTCGCCGAGCGGCAGGATGCGCGCGGAGACATGGCCGGCGGGGAGATCGGAATCGTGATGGTCGTTGGTGCGGGGCATTCGTGCACTCCTTTCAAAAAAAAGGTTGTCATCCCCGGCCGAGCGAACGAAGTGAGCGAGGGGAAGGGGACCCAGGTGAAGCACCGCGGTGCCCGACGACCTGGGTCCCCTTCCCTCACGCACGCTGTCGCGTGCGCTCGCCGGGGATGACAACGAGGTTTAAGCCAGGTCCCTCACCGCGCCGTGGGCCTTCTGGTTCTTCATCACCAGGCACTTCTCGCCGGTGAGGATGAACCGTTCGGAGTCGCCGGTTTTCGCCAACGGCTCGGTTGCCCAGCCGCGCAGCGTGCCGACGGCGACCATCTCCGGATCGACGAGGCAGCAATCGCGTCCGAGCCCATAGGCATGCGGGATCAGCGCGAGATTGCCGAAGTCCGACACATAGACGTCGGCCGCCCCGATGATCGTCGCCATCGCATCGCCCGGCGCATCCTTGCGGATCGAGGCGATGCCGGTGAAGGCCGAGAACGCCTGCTTGTGCGCCGGCCCGACATAGGCCTGCTTCGGCTTGCCGCCATTCGCGAAGCAGGCGGACAGCACCTGCTTCACCAGCGCCTCGGTGAAAGTGCGCTGCGTGCCGTTGGTCGCCGCGGTGACGATGCCGCTGGCGAAGCCGCCGTCGGAACCGCCCGCGCCGTCGGAGGTGTTGAGGCTCAGCCAGGCGAGGAAGCCGCCCGTGCCGCGCGGCGTCGCGCCGGACTCCGCGTTGGACGCGTAATTGCCGATGACGCGCTTTTCGAAATCGCGCTTGGCCTCGATGCCCTTCAGCACCTTCTGCCGGTTCATCTCGGACTTGCGCCCGGCCTTGTCGACGATCTCTTCCGTGCCCGACACGCCGCCCGTCTTGCGCACGATCTGGCAGTAATTGCCGACGCGGCTCGTCAGGTTGGGAGAATCGAGCGAGGCGATGTCGTCGCCTTCGAGCTGGGCGTTGGCGGCGTTCGGCGTGGCGAGCGTTTCCGTCTGCCACTCGTGATACACGGCCTTCGCCGTGACCTTGCCGATGTTGGAGGTGAAGGGCGTGTCTTCCGGCGCGACGCGGTAGATCACGTCCTCCAGGTCCTCGCGGTTGCCGACGCTGACGAGCGTCGTCGTGGTGTTGGTGGGTGCGGTCATGCCTTATCCTCTTGCGTTGAGCAGCGCGACCGCGTCGTCGACGCGGCCCGTCGAGCGGAGCCGTTTCATCGCGTCGTCGGCGGAGCGCTGCGAGTTGGAGCGCTGCGGCGCCGCCGTGGGTCTCACGACAGGACGCGCCTGCTGCGCCGGTTGCTTTCGTGCGAGCTCGGACGCTTTCGCCTGCGCCTGGCGCCACCGCATGGCGTCGTACGCAATCGCGGCCTCGTCGGCGCTCATCTGCTGGATGCGGTCGGCCGGAAAGCCCATGCCCAGGAGGAACGTCCCCAGCTGGCGCTTCCGCTCCGGACCGTGCGTCTCGTCCGCGAGCTCCGGCGCCGCGGTCTTGAGCTTCTCGCTCTCCGCGGCGACGAATTTGCGGAACTGGTCCTCGCGCGCCGCCTGCTGCAGCGCGTGAAGCTGGACCATCGTGTCGCGCTCTTTCTCGAACTGCGCCTTCAGCTTGAACGCCTCGTCCGCGCCCACCTGGTCCGGCAACGTGGACCAGTCGATATTGGCCCAGCGGTTCTGGAACAGGTTCGCGATGTCGGGTGCGAGCTGGTCGAGATAGGCGAGCCTTCGGCCCACCTCCGCGACGCCGGCCTCGGCATGCTTGCGCGCCGCCGCCGCTTCCTGCTTGGCCCGCGACGTCACGCGCTCGCGCATATCCTCCTGCTGAAACACGACGGCTTGCAGCTCGGGAGGAAGGCTCGCGAACCGCGCCTTCGCCTCTTTGGACCACCAGCGCGGCGGTTCCGGCGCCGCAATCTCCTGCGCACCCTCCTCCGCACTGTCGTCATCGGCATCGCCGGGCCCGTCGCTCTCGCGCTCGGCCTCGCTGCCGGACTCTTCTTCAGCTGCGGATGCAGCCGGAGTCTCGATCGACGCGCCCGTCTCCGGCGCCTCATCCTCCTTCTCGCGCGGCTCCGCGCCGAGAAGATGTGCGGCGGCGTCCACGGACAAAGCCGTATCGCCCGCCACTTTCGTGTCGGTGGTCATGTGTGTCGTCTCCTGATTTTAAGAGTCACCCCGCCCCCTGCGGGCGGGGGGCCGGGGGGTGGGGGAGCGGGTCGCGCCGCTAGGTCGCTATCGCGCGTCGAGTATCTTGCGGCACTTGTCGGCGCGCGCGACGAGAGCGACGACCAACCGGTCGATTGTTGAACTGCTCAAGCCGTCGTTTTTTGCCTTCGCTGCGGCGGCTCTTGCTTCGTCAGGCAGACGCGTGGCCATTGCTCGCAGGCGGGAGATCATCTCGTCCGGATCGACGCGGATTTCGCGCGCAAGCTTGTGCCATTGTCGAATGCCTATCGCGTCAAGTTCGTATTCTCCACCGACCTTCATGGCGAGTTTGGCTTTGCGCAAGTCGAACGCTTTGTACGGCAAAAGGCTGGCGATGTCGTAGAGGGGTGCCAGCCTTACCCGCGGACCGCTGAGCAGGAGCGAATAGTTTTTGGCGTGCGCATCGGTACCGGCCACCAGCCAATTGAAGCCGATTGCGTCGATGAAGGTCTGGATATCGTCTACGGAGTTGCTGGAAAAGTTTCTCAGCAGATCCACGATTTGGGCAACGCCGGGCCCTCCCTCATTTTGATATTTCCGCGTCGGCATGACGCCTAACGATTGGCAGACGTCTTCCTGGTGAACTCTTATGAGCTGGTTGCCGGAGCGAAAGCGATCGTAACGTTCGACGACAATGGCGACCTCGTTCTCGAAGCGCATCACGTTGGAGGAGGCGGTAGGCATGCCGAGAGCCCGGGCCAAAGCGAGGCAGACATGCTCATTTTCCGCATGCCCGTCGAACTGTCCGGTTGGCGGCTTCAGAATGTGAGTCGTCGGCAATCGACCGGATGGGATGCCCCATCTGTCGTTCTCGCGCATAAGCGCGGTTTTGGGTTGCGCCCCGGCGAGACTGAACTGACCGGTATCGTCGGGCAGCCGCCAGGCTGCATGATCTTCGCGTAACGCTCTCAGTCGCTTTGCTATGGCGGCTTCGTCGAGCCATTCGACTTTATCTTCGGCGCCGCTCAGGACAGACGTCAGCGCATCCGGACCGACAAATTGAATCGCGCCCGCGCAATCCTCGCCGACATTGGCCAGGAGCGAGAATACATTCCGGGCTGAGACGTGAAATTTTCGCGCCCACCTGTCGAGGACCTGCTCATTGTCCGGCAGGAGGCCCCACATAAACGCCTCGATCACGTCCGGGCTGTGCTCTGGAGCGTCCAGTGGCATGGACAGCGAAATGGGATAAGCGTCGTCGGCCTGCCGCCAGGCTGCTTCATATTCGAATGTCAGCTCTCCGCGTTTTTGCTGGCGGACGCGACCTGCGACTTGCCCGGCGAGGAGAACGATAAGTTCGTCTGTCATCGCGCAGGCGTCTTTTTCGCGGCCGAGACAATTGCATCGATGTCGGGAGCAGAAGGCGACTTCGGCCTAGGATTGGGGAGGAAAATTTCGAGGCTCAGGCCGAGCGCATTGATTGCGCGGAGAACGAGTCCAAGTTCTGCACGCGCACGCCCCTTTTCGACGGCGATGATCCATTGCCGGCTGGTGCCGATGCGTTTGGCCAGGTCGGCTTGCCCGAGACCGAGCGCTTTCCGCTGGTTTCGGATGGCTGCTCCAACTTGGCCGGGGGTGCGGATAGTCATGGGATCCTTATGTCAGCGAGCATTGACATCATAGCTATGTCAGCGATCATTGACAATCCAAATATGTAATCGATCACTGACATTCCCCCCGCCCCCTGCGGGCGGGGGCAGGGGGTGGGGGTGCTGATCGAAATCTCCAACGCCGGAATCCGCGTCGCGACCCCCACCCCTGCCCCGCCCGCGGGGGGCGGGGAAATCTCGCTAGTTCTTCGCCACCGCCTCCGCCGCATCCCGCGCCGCCGCCTCGATCTTCCCGGCGTCCACCACCTGCCGCAGCGCCGCGCGCACCGCGTCCAGCGATTGCACCGCGTGATAGAGCCGCTCGCGTTCGTCGCCGGCGTTGAGCGGCGACTCCAGCAGGCGTTTCACCATCGCCGCGCGCACCGCCGCGAACGCGGCCTCCGTCTCTGCGAGCTCGCGCCCCGCCCGCTCGCCCCGCGCCATCGCCTCCGTGCTCATACCGTCCCTCCGTTCAGCGACACCGCCGGCAGCGGCACCGTCGGCTTTCCGTCCGCGAGCGCATGGGCGAGATCGACCTTGGTCCGGCTGTCGATGTCGTAGCGCTTGAGCGCGAGCTCGCCTTCCATTTGCGCCCGCTTCAGCGCGGCCTCGCTGTCGATCTGCTTCGATGTGTTCGCCGCATCCATCGCGTATTTCTGCGTCTCGCGCTGATGCTCAAGCTGCGCCTTCACCAGCTCGGGCGGCTGTTGCGGCGCCGGCGGTCGCGGCGCATTCGGGCTCGTCGGATCGGTCAGGAACCGCTCCGGCGCCTTGATGCCTAGCTTGCCGAACATGTAGGCCGCCATGGCATAGACGTTCGCCTCGGTCACAATGGGTCCCTGCGCGCCGCCCTGCCCGGCCACGATCTGCTGCAGGATCTGCGAGGCCTGCGCCGCCATGGCGAGATCGTGCGACTGGCCCGAGGCGCCGAGGCCGATCTCGATCGTCATCTCGTTGCGCTCGCCCCAGCTCGTCGGATCGACCGGGATCCACTGCCCGCGCAGCCGCGCATAGCGCGTGCTCGCGCAGTTCTCGCGGATCAGCGCATGCACGCCGAGGAACAGGTCCTTGATCCCCGACTCCGCGAAGACGCGCGCGATCAGCCGCACGCGCTTCTGCGCCGCCGTCATCAGCGCCATCGCGCCGGTGGCGGAGTCGTGCAGCGTGTCCGGGTTGAGCCCCTGGGCGTTGCGCACGATCCCCGTGCGCTGCTCCGCGACGGTCGCGAAATATTCGAGCGCGCCGAAGGCGTCGAACGACAGGGCGCCGCTCGCCACCGGCCGCACCGCATTGCCGGTGCGCGAGCGGATCGGCACGCCCGGCTCGTTGCGCAGCAGGTCGGAGATCGTGTACTCGCCCGCCTGGTCGGTCGAGACCTCGACGCGCTGGTTGAGCGCGAAATAGCCCGAGTCGAGCACCATGCGCGTCAGCGCCGTCTTGATCCGCTGCACTTCGAGCAGAAGATCCGCGAGCGAGCGGCCATAAATTCGGTGCGTCACCGGATAGGGCGTGATGGCGGCGAACATCACGCGGTTCAGCTTCTCCTTCTCGATCAGCTTGGTCTCGTCCGCCGACGTCACCACGCGCCAGTATTCCATCTTGCCCGTGTCGGGCGAGCGCAGCTTGATGCAATGGGTGACGACCTCGACCTGGCGCAGGTCGTGCGGCTCGCCCGCATTGGCGTCGCGCGCCGTGTGCTCGCCGGCGGTGTCGCGCGCCATCTCGACGCTCGCATCCTCGCGATTGCCGTAGGGCGGCAGCGCATCCACGATCTCCTGCGCGATGCCGCGGTCGAGGAGATCCTGCGCCCTTGGCCTTGCGCGCATCGCGCAATAGGTCGCGTCGCGCAGCGCCACCGTGTCCGCCGCGACGGTGAAATCGTCCGGCGAGACCGCCATGATCTTCACGTCGGACTTGTCCACCGTCTGGCGGAAGGTGAAGGAATAGGTCGGCAGCGCGCCGTCCGCGACCGGATCGGGCTCGAGGTCGAGGATCTCGCCGTCCTGCGCCGCCAGCGCGATCTCTACCGCGCTCTTGCCCGAGAAGCGCTCGTCGCGGATGTCGATATCCTCTTCCCACCAGAACATGAACACGCCGAGCTTCTCGAGCAGCGCGTCCTTGATGGCGGTGTAGAAAGTCATGAACCCGTCATTCTTGTGGAAGACGACATGGTTCGTGTAGTCGGTCTCCTGCTGCGCCTGGGCTTCGTCGGCCTCGGAGAGCGGCGTGAAGGCGGCCACGTCGTTGCCGCCGGTGAAGATCTCGATCAGGTCGGGCAGCACCGTCTCGATCGCATCGGCGACGTCGGTGGACACCGCGCGCGAGCGGTTCGGCAGCGAAGGCACGTCGGGCATCACGCCCTTGAAGTAGTTCAGCGCCAGCTCGCGCTCGGCGATCAGCTCGCGGTCGCCCTCGAAGCCGATCGAGGCCTCGCGCTCGCGCGCGACCAGGCGCAGGAGCTCGTCGTCGGAATAGCCGGGATCGGCATTTGCGGGTGCATCCTTGGCGGGTTCCGCGGAAGGACCCGGCGTTGCCGAAAGATGCGGCAAATTGGGATTTGTCACGGCGTTAATCCTCGAAATTTAGCTTTATCGCGCGTCGGCCTTTTCCCTGCCGGACCGGCCCGTTAGGGTGAAGGCAGGCTGGGATTGCGATGACGACGGAACTGGTTCCCGAAAACGCGCAGAAGACTCCTGAACCGCCGCGACAGCGGCGGCGGCGCCGTCGCTCACGGCGGCGGGGCTCGTCGCGCTACTCGCGGCGGTGGAAGGTCGTGTTGTATGTCGCGATGATCATCGCCGTAATCCTCGGCGGCTACATAGTCCTCATGTTCATCATCAGCCCGTCCACGACCGTATCCGGCTAGATGAGCACGACCGCAACCACGCCCGGGATCGAGCACCACCGCGTCGGCGGAGCCATCGCGCCGCGCGACCGCTTCGATGCGCTCGACTCCCTCCGGGGCATCTGCGCCCTTCTCGTCGCCCTGCATCACTTCGTGATCTTCTCGAACGCCAATCTCGCGAAGGTCGGCTTCGTCCAGAACGCGTTCCTGTTCGTCGATTTCTTCTTCGTCCTGAGCGGATTCGTGATTTGCCACGCCTACGGCTCCCGCATCGCCGGCACGGCGGACCTCGCGAACTTCATGATCCGGCGTTTCGGCCGGCTGTGGCCGCTGCATGCCGCGGTGCTGGCCGCTTTCCTCCTGATGATCCTGCTCTGCCAGCTGCTTCCTCACCCCGCGTTTCTCGATCTCACCCTCTTCAAGGGGTCGAGATTTTCTCTGGCCAAGCTGCTTCTTGCGACCATCTTCCTCGGCTCCTTTCATATCGCCGAGCTGGGCTGGAACATGCCGAGCTGGAGCATCAGCGCCGAATTCGCCATGTACTTCGTGTTCGGCCTCGTCTGCATCGCCGGCCGCCGCCGCCTGCCGCTGATTTCAGCGCTGGTCGTCCTCGGCGCGCTTCTGTTTCTTTCGCGGCTCCGGGGCGTCTACATCACCACGACCTCCGATTTCGGCCTCGTGCGTTGCGCGCTCGGCTTCTTTCTCGGTGTGCTCGTCTACTTTAGCTACAGGTCATTTGTAGTTTTCCGAGCGCTTTCGAGGACATTTGCCACAGCGATCGAGACGGTTACCATCGTCATCGCCATTGCTTATGTTTCGCTGGTCGCCGGTGCGGAACCCAGCCCGAGTTCCGCTACGCTCGCCGCGCCATTCGTCTTTGCCCTTGTAGTATTCAGCATCGCAATTGGACGAGGTGCGCTGTCTAGCGCCCTGGTTGCCAAGCCAGCTATCAGATTGGGCGAACTGTCATACTCGATCTACATGGTCCATTGGATGGTCTTTATGGCCGCTGACTGGGCGATATTTATGATTTCCGCCGCTATCAAGGTCCCCTCGCCTGTTGGACCTTGGCCTACCGGAAATGACCTTATCCTGACCTTCACGCATCCAATCTATGCCGACATATTGGCAATCCCGCTTTGCCTAATGACAATTGGCATATCGATGATCAGCTACCGCTACATAGAAGTGCCATGGCGAACGTACTTCAACAACATCGCTAGACAGCGCGAGATGAACTCAGTCTCCACACTCCAAGTTCAATCGGGAGCAATCTCTTGAACGTGTTCGAAAAGCTCGCGTCAGGTCAGACGATCGCGGAACGTATCGCAGAGAAGAAGATCACAACAGGCTTCGATTATCTGCGAATTACGTTAGCGGCCGCCGTTGTTCTTTGGCACACCGTCGCGACTTCCTATGGCCTTGCCGCTCAACAGCCGTTCGTTCATTCGCCGATGCGGCCGCTTATGTTTGCCATCCTGCCGATGTTCTTCGCCCTGAGCGGTTATCTCGTTACTGGTAGTTTGCTCCGAGCGAAAACAATTTTCGAATTCGTCATGTTGCGTGTTCTTCGGATTGTGCCAGCACTATTTGTTGAGATCTTCCTCTCGGCCTTCCTGCTAGGTGGTTTGTTTCTCACGACGGTTCCGAAATCGACTTACTTCACGTCGCCGGAGTTTTACGCCTACTTCCTCAATGTAGTCGGAGATATCCACTACTACCTTCCCGGCGTCTTCGAGACGAACCCGCTGCCCGGCGTCGTAAATGGTCAGCTATGGACGATCCCGTGGGAACTCCAGTGCTATTTTGCGATCACCTGCGCCGCGATTGGCTGGTGGCTTTGGCGCCTCGTGTCACGCGATCAATCTGCGACAATATCCAACCAGCGCACCACGTTTCTGGCTTTAGCGATCATCGCGAACATCGCCGGTTGGGCATATTTTGTTACCCACAAACATCATCAACTCGTAGATATCCAGGCAAATGGCGTCTTGCTTGTAATCGAATTTTTGGCCGGCGTTACGCTCTATCTATTCCGCGACAAAATTCGGCTCAACGTGTGGCTTTTTGTGATGGCGATCGCCTTCACGTATGTCGTGACGTTGGATTTGCGAACCGAATATGCAGCCGCGTTCCCGCTCGCTTACGTGATGGTTTATCTTGGAATGACTTCACCGGACAAAAGATGGCTGTTTGGCGGCGCAGACTTCTCGTACGGCCTCTATCTCTTTGGTTTTCCAATTCAACAAACCTATTCGTACCTGTTTCCCGGCTATCGAATCTGGTGGCTAAACTTCATCTTCGCCATGGCTTTCGGGCTCGCTTACGCTGCTTTCTCTTGGTTTTGTGTCGAGAAGCCGATTAACGATAGAAAGAAAATCATAATCGCAGCGGTCAGCAACCTTCTACGAGTTAGGCCAGCCAGCGCTTTAACGACAGCAAAGTCGGATTGAACCTAAGTGGCTAGTAGTAGTGGCGCGACGAACGCGGCCTTGTCGTCGTAGCCGACCGGGTTCTCGTGGATGTTGTCGTGCATAAAGCCCAGCCCATTGGCATTCGACCAGGAACCGAACCGCGTCCACATGTCTGCGATGACAATGTCCGGGCAGGACTGGACGAGGCTGTTGACCATGGCCCGGTATGCGGGCTGCTGCGGCGCAATCACGGAGTCGTTGCTCGGACATTCGTTTATGACGATCACATCGCCGGAGATGCGGGCAGCGTTGATCATCGCAATGTAGTTCGACCTCGTTGTGGACAATGGTATCGTCGGGCCGGTCACCTCCGTGTCGGCAAGGCCCGCTTCGAAGATCGTCAGGTCGGGTGCTAGCAACTCCAGCATCGCAAGAGGATCCCAGGGATTAACGTTTGCAGACATCTCGACGGTCGTACCGCTATCCCAGCCGCAGCGCCACACTGTGATGTCGTTCTGTGCCGCGATGTAGGTATCTGCAGCGATCACGTAGGTGTCGCCGTTGACGCGCGTGGCATTGGCGGCCTGGACGGCTGCCGCAACACCGCTCGAGATTGTCTGCTTGAACACAGTATTGCTGGTGCCGTAGCAGTTGACCGTCGCCGTGCCCCGGCCGCCAACGTCAAGCGTCATTTGACTAGGACTTGGGATAGAGCTCGCGGTGAGCGTGTAGAAGTCACAGGTGTCGAACGGTCGCAAGGGCGTGAAGGACAATACGCCGGTACCAGTTTTGTTGAACCACATCGGACCACCGAGCGTCGGCGGAGCGCCAAGGCCTAAGGCGCTCCAACCGCTGCCGATCGCAATGCGTGGATCGGATGCATAGGCGGGATCGGTGACCGCGATATTGTTGGATGACGCCATGACATCCGTGCGCCAGTTGATCGTCGAGTCCGCGGCGGCGAGTATCGTGCGCAGACGTTCGGCCATCGAATTCGAGTAGTTCGACAAGCTGCCGTTGCCGGTGTAGCCGCGCTGCTTGGAATGGCCGACGCAGAGGATGCGCTTGCGCGCGGTGCCCGCTGCAGCCGACCGCACGGTCGATTTCGCGCGGCGCCAGCGCATGAGGCAATTGAGCTTGTCCCAGTTGGCGACGCCCTGAATGCCATTCACCGGATTGAACGGAATCCCCTTCCCCATCTTATGTCCCCACCCGGACGATCGCGGTTTGTCCGGTCGGGCTGCGCAGATAGACGTCGCCGAGCGGCACGCCGCTGTCGAAGTCCTCGCCGCCCAGCACCGCTTCGCCGTTCGCGTCGGCCGGCGCGGCGGCGCCGGCGGGGACGGACGCCCATTCGATGTCGAAGATGGTGGCGGTGCCGATATTGCCGACGCGCAGCGCCTTGGTGGTCGCATCGGTGGTGGCGACCTTCGTCCAGGCGGACGACAGCGTGAAAGGCGAGCCCGGTGCGTTCGCGTAGCTCACCAGGCCGTAAGTGACGGGTCCTGACATTCAGACGACTCCAAAGGAAGGGATTTCGAGCTTCTTTGCCGATTTCACCGGCGTCCGCGCGGTGGCGAGCGTGCGCAGCGCGTCGGCCGCGTGGCTCGTCCAGTCGTGCAGCGGGCGCTCGCGCCAGACCTGGCGCTTGCCGTCCCATTCGCGGCGGTACTGCTTGAGCGCCTCGATGCCGCGCGCGCAGCGCTCGGCATCGAACCAGCAGCGCGCCAGCATCAGCCGCACCGCATTGATGCCGTCGGCCACCTCCTGGCGCGGCACCACCTCGACGTTGCGCAGGCCGAGCTCGCCCAGCGTCTCGATGCGGCTCTTGCCGGTGCCGAGCTCGCGCACCTGCACGTCATGCGGCAGGACGTGGCGGCCGTAGCGATACGCCTTCGCCTCGAGCTGCCGGACGATCTGGGGCAGGCCCTCGCCGCTCACCTCGAGATAGTCGATCAGGCGGCGCTCCTGCCCCACATCCTGCACGAACCAGATCGCGGTGGCGTCGTCGATGCCGAGATCCCAGGCGGTGTCCACCCTGACGACGGGATCGGCCGGCACCCGGCAGAGGCGCTTCGCCTCCGCCGCCTCGCGCAGCGCCCGCGCGTAATAGGCGCCTTCGACCGAGGCGTCGAAGCTGCACTCGTATTCGCGCGCATAGGCGTCCTCGTCCATGCCGGCGCGGGCGCTGGCGAGCTCGGCTTCCGAAAGGAGACCCGTCTCGCTGGCGCGGAATTCCCACAAGGCCCAGTCCTTCTCGCCCGCCCGCGCGCGCTCGCGATGGGCGAAGAACGTGTTCTTGCCGCGCGGCGTGCCGCCGAACGCGGCCCAGCCGTTGCGGTCGGACAGCGCGGGGCGGAGAACCTCCGTCCACACCCGCGGGTCCATGTCGCCGAACTCGTCGAGCACGACGCCGTCGAAATAGAGCCCGCGCAGCGCATCCGGATTGTCGGCGCCGAACAGCCGCACGCGGGCACCCTGCGGAAAGTCCACGCGCAGCTCGCCCTCGTGGAAGCGCGTGCCCGGTATGGGCGCCGCGAGCCACTTCACGTAATCCCAGGCGATCGCCTTCGCTTGGCTGAGATAGGGCGCGACATAGCCGAAACGCGGCGACGGCCGTTTGCAGGCCAGCGCCGCGGTCTGGAGCTCTTTCATGAAGGCGACGGTCTTGCCGGCGCGGCGATGGGCAACGGCGACGCGAAAGCGCGTGCTGCTCGCGTGAAACGATTGCCAGATGTCGCGGGCAATATAGGGAATGCTTACCTTGCACTCGGATCGGGCATCGCCTCGCATGGATTTTTCGTATCCTCCACGATGATGATCGTCGGCTCCGGGCGCTGTTCGGGCGGCTCTGCGTGTCTTGCCCGCCCGTAGCCGCGCTCGAGGATCTCCTTGATCGCGCCGAGCTTCACGCTCTCGGATTTCGCTTTCTGTGCAAGCATGACCAGTTCGGTGAACATGCCGCCGCCGAACGTGCGCGCCATGCAGCCGAGGCCCTCGGCCGACAGCTCGACCGCCGTTCCATCGTCTTTCATGGTTTGCGCACGATCGGAACCAGACGCGCAAAAGGGCGGCGGTACCGCGTAAGAATGACGTCCTCCCCGGCATGCACGCGCCATGTCAGTTCGGACAGGCGCCCGTCGGCGTCCGACAGCGAGACTTTGACGGATTTCCCGTCCTCGGAATTCTTTGCGTCGTTGCTCATGTGTATTTCACGTGCCCTTTCTTGCCCTGGTGCAGGACCGTGTTCGCCTTGTCGTCGATGCGGTCCTTCTGGGCGCTTGTGATCGTCCCCGCCTTCACGGCCCGCGGCGCCGCGGCGAGCGCTTCGCGTGCATGGGTCTTGTCCTCGACCGGAAAGCTGCGCTTCGGGCCCGCGAAGTCCGCTTTCGGAAGCTTCGCGCGCGTCGTCTTCGATAGCTTTGCCATCAGCGCACCGGTGGGAAATATTCGACGAGGACGTTGCACGTGCCGGCGGGGCTCGTGCCGCCGTTCGCGGCGAGCTGGAAGTAGAGCGTCGTGTCGTTGTTGTTGATCCGGTCGTAGGCCGCCGGGATCGTGCCCATCACCTCGCCCTGCGCCTTGATGTCGGTGTCGGCCATGAGCTGCTGACCCGCCGCGGCGTTGCCGACGCGCAGGTTGATGTTGGTGGGCGCGCCCGAGAATGCCGCCGGCGTCTCGGCGCGGATCGTGGTGATCCACGAGCCCTGCGGCAGCGCCATCTGTGCGCTCACCGTGGCGCCCGCCGCCATGACGAGCGGCACCGTCTGGCCGTAGCGCGGACGCGCGCCCACGCCGTGACTGGTTGCGATGAACGACTCTTCGGTCGCCATGTTGGTCTCCTTGTTGATGTGCGGTGGCCGCGCGTGCGGCGAAGGCCGGTAACGCGCCCGGCCCGTGGAAACAAAAACGCCCCGCGCGGGGATTTCCCGGCGAGGCGCAATTTCTCACTATGACTATTCCTATACCTACACTAACTAAACAAGTCAAGTCAAAAGTTTAGCCCCGGCGCATTTTTGCGTTTTTGAACGCCCTCAGGCCTTGCAGGGATGGAGCGCGATCCAGGCATCGGTGATCGCCGCGTCGGTGTCGCGCCCGTTTTCCTCGGCATGTTCGCCGAGCCAGGCCTGCACTTTCGGGATTCCGCCCGCCACGTCGTAATCCGCCGGCGCGCAGTAGCGCTTGTCGGCGTCGGCGACGAGCGAGGTCTCGACCGTCGCGATGCGATCCTCGCAGGCGCCCGCGTGATCCTTGCACCAGGCGAGGAAGTCGCCCGTCTTCGCTGGGCCGTCCGTGCCGCCAAGCGGCGGAAACAGCACTGGCACCGCGAGAACGACGCCGTATTTCCATTTGCGCATGTGCGAGAACTCCGTGGCCGGTGGACACTAAAGACCCTGGCCCGAAATGCCAGAGCCCAAGCGGAAGCCGGGACTTAGAAGGTAAAGACGCACGCAGAGTGCAGTGCAGCGCGCCGTGTAACACGACGTTCACAACAGGCGCGGCGCGGGGCGTGCTATAAGGCGGCCCATAAATCGGGGCTTTATTTCAGGGTTGGGGAGACGACCATGCATATGATGATTGCCGGCGCTGTGCTTCACGCGACAGTGCTCGGCGTACTCGCGTTCTTCATTCTTTTCGCGGCGAGCAAGGCGGACGGCTTCGTCAAGCTGCTCGGCAATATCCTGGGCATCTGGGTGCTGCTCATCGCGGTCTGCGCCGTGGTCTTCGGCGTGTGGCATGCGATTCACGGCGGTCCGGATCGCGACGTGGACCGCATGCATCACAGCTGGTTCATGATGTGGCACGATCACGGCCCCATGGGTCCGCCGCCGGGCGTGCCGCAAGCCAATGCGCCGGCCGCTGCGCCCGCCGCACCGGCACCGGCAGCGCCCGCACCGGCGACAAAGCACTGAATGCGTTCTCACCCGCCCTCAAGGGCGGGTGAGATCTTCTTCCTTCGCGCCGCCGCGATCGCATCGATCAGGGCGTCGAGCGCCTCGACGAAGCGCGGGATCGCGACGTTGACGTAGTAGCGATGCCCGCACGCCTCGTGCACGGCGTCGGCGGGCCACCAGCCTTCGCCGCACACATGCCGCACGATGCGGCGGTCCTGCAGCTTGAGGCGCGCGTCGATTGCGGCGAGCTTGCGCATCGCCTCGGCTTTCTCCTGCGTGATCGGGTCGCCGGAATAGCCGCCACCGATCGTGTCGAGGTCGGTGGAGTCGCGCCCGGACGAGACCAGGAACTCGCACAGGCCGCGATAGAGCGTGCCGGCATCGTAGCGCTCCTGCGGCGTGTAGCGGTTGCCGCCGCGCGCGAGCTGGCCGCGCTCGTAGACGAAGGTCAGCGGATGCTCGGCGATGTTGCGCCAGGCCTTCCTGCGTCCCTCGGTCTCGCGCGCTACATGGAAGGCGTGGCGCTTCGCCGGACCCAGGATCTCCTCCGCTTGCGGCTTTTCTTTTGCGCGTCTGCTCATGGCGCCGGCGTCTCCCGGGCCAGCGGATCGACGGTGACGCTGCAGCCCTCGTCCTTGCCCCAGCCGAGAACCAGCTCGCGCACGACCTGCCGCGAGTCGCTTTCGATCACGTTCTTCAGCACGAGGAAATCGACGATCACCTTCGCCCGCGTCTCGAGATCGAAGCGGCCCTTGTCCTCGAAGGTGATGGCGATGCGCACCGGACCGCCCAGGAAGCGCCGCGGCGCCTCGGCAAGCGCGAGCGAGGCCGCGCGTTTCCACCGCGCGTTGACGTGCGACGGCGCGCGGCCGAGGCCCGGCACCTCGATGAACATCGCATGCACCGGCGGCGGCAAGGGCAGCCGGAGCCGGATCCCTTCGCGCAAGGTGAGGGCGCGGTGCTCGATGCGGGGACGATCGAGGGAAAAGGCGGAATGCGGGGTCATGGGCGGCTCCTCCGGCGCGAATGAGAACAAAAGAAGAACATTAGGAACGAGATATAGGCCTATTCCTAATTGTGTCAAGCGAAAAATTCCTGCTGACGGATAGGAGGAGGCCTATTAGAATGCGCGGCCATGACGATGACCGCCCGCGACCTGATTCGCGCCAAGCTCGACGCCCTCGGCCTCTCCATGAAGGAGGCGTCCGAGGCGATCGGAAAGAACCACGCCTATCTGCAGCAATACCTGGAGCGCGGCGTGCCCGGACAACTGCCCGAGGAGCCGCGGGAAAGACTCGCGACGCTGCTCGGCGTGCAGCCGCGCGCGCTGAAGGATTCCGCGCCGCTCAGCGAGGCCCGCATCAAGGGGCCGATGCGCAGGCTCGCCGCCGCCAACATCCTCGACCGCATTCCCGTGCTCGGCATCGCCGAGGGCGGCGAGGACGGCTGGTCGCTGTGGAACGGCGAGACCGTGGACACCGTGCCGACGCCGCCATCGCTTGCCGGCGCGCCAAACGGCTACGCGACCTATGTCGTCGGCACCAGCATGGAGCCGCGCTACTACCCGGGCGAAGTGATTTACGTGCATCCCGGCAAGCCGGTGACGCCCGGCGCCTACGTCGTGGTGCAGGTGAAGCCCAAATCCGACGGCGAGCCGCCGCGCGCCCTCATCAAGCGCCTGGTCAAGCGCACCGCGCTCAAGATCACGCTGGGCCAGTTCAATCCGGAGAAGACCTTCGACATAGCGCTCAAGGACGTCGTGTCGATGCACCGGATCGTGGGCAGCGGGGAGTAG